TCATGCTACCACCTCAATGATTGAGATGCAGGCATATACAAAAAGTAATGAAATTAGAAGGGAAAGAAAGGACCAAAAAGAAAACGAAAAAGCCAAGCTTGAATAAGCTTCAGGGTCAGGGTCACTACCTTCGCTTGAGCCGGATGAGGTACTTTTAGTTGATTTAGACGCATTACCTTGCGAGTTTTCGGCCAGATTTTTGTGCGAGATGATACGTGCAAAAAAAACGCCCAAAGTTTTATGTCGATTGTTTTTATTGTATAAAGAGTTTTTTTCATTGAGGTGTCCAAGAGCAGCTCGAATCCTGATGTTCATCTGTCTTTCCTGAAATATGGACTCAGCACAGGTTTGTCGCTGCTTACTAGAACGAACAACTTTGATCTTACCCACGACCCGTACTATTCGAGCCTTTGAGCTAGTTTGCGCAGAACTCATCAAAGAATTAGACATAATGCTTTATCTCCTGATTTAAAAGTGGACGATGGAATTTAAACCTTAAAATACACTTATGTCAACGATGGATGTTGTTCTGTAATCTATTGATATTAAATGAAATCAACGCATATCAACGGTTATTTTTTTACAATATTTGCTTGCTGTAAGATCCACCTCTCAATTTTTTCATGCCATTTGCGCAACAGATCTAACGGACGACGGCGGTAGTGTTTTTCCGCCAGTGCACTTGGTTTGTGTCCCATAATTTGAGCAACAATACCTGTTGGCACTTCAACCCATTCAGCAAGAGTGCCAAAACTACGGCGTAAGCCGTGAAGGCTGATATGTGGTAACTCAGCTCGAGCTAACGCTCTGTTGTGTCCTGAACGCGGTTCAATAATTTTGCCACTTTTGCTGTTACTTCTGAAAACCCAACCCTCCTTATTTACGTCAGAATTTGGGAATTGCGCTAGCGCACTTAACAGCTCAGAAACATAAGGAGTGAGAGGGATGATACGTTCGCCTTCGATCTTGTCTTTAATCCTCATGCTTGACCATTTGAAATCTACGTCAGACCACCGAAGTGACGCAATTTCTTCACGCCGTGCACCGGTGAGCAAAAGTACTTGGAGATAGGCCGATGCAATGGGATTATTGAGGCTACGTACGGCACTGAACCAGATTTTTAACTGTTCTTTTTGTAAGCAATCTCCCGCTTTACTCGCTGATACTGGAACCACTTTTCTCACGTTATGATCTTGTGCAATATCGCCATGGATTATTCCCTGATATTTTTTCTGGTAATTAGCCCATTTGATAAATGCACGCAACAGCCGGTAGGCATGAGCAGTGACGGTAGGCCGATTTTGTCTCTCTGTACTTAGCCATGCGGCAATGTTCTCTGGTGTTAGTTCCGATAACGGTAGGTCGAGTAAGCTAGCCAATGGTCCAGCCGAGGTTGGGCCCCGGCCTCTTTTTTTACTTACCCCTCCACGGCTGGACAAGTTAATGTGATCGGCAATGTATCGAGTAGAATATGGGCGTTTAGTTTTTGCGCTGATTCCGGTTCTCAATTCTTCAAGGTAATCTTCCCAAGCGCTTGTGAAGGTTACCTTCGTTTTACGAGATTCAGCCTGCTGTGATTCCGCTTCAGCAATTTTTTCTGCCTTAGCTATACGCGGATCTATTCCAGTATCGATTAATGTTTGCAGCCGCCTGGCTTCGGCCCTGGCATCATCAATCCTCCAATCGTTAATGTTGCCAATGGTCATGCGAAGGGTTTTTCCCGCATATACGCTTTGGAACACAAAAGCTTTTGTTCCGCGAGTTGCCCGACATGCCAGGGAAGTTACGTCCGCATCCCAAAGAAATGCCTGGGTTTTTCCTTCAGATAAAGCAAATTTTCGAATGCGCTCGAAGGTGAGTTTTTGTCTTGGAAGTGCCATTTTGGGGCTCCAGATGAGAAATGTTACATCACCATAATGTAACTGCTGGTGTAAGTAAAATGGGGGAATAAACATCAACACCTGTCAATTTTTATCAACAGGTGTTTTTAATAACACAATGTTTTATAATGAATTACTTGTTTTAAGAGTAGGTTTTTAAAGGGGTAAAAATATAATAACGTCGCATTCGTAATGCGAAGGTCGTAGGTTCGACTCCTATTATCGGCACCATCTTTTCATCCAGTACCATCCCCAGTCGTCCATTTTTCCTTGTTTTTCGAGGTGTTGGCTGTTTTGTTTGTCCGCCGTTATCCACCTTTTACCGTTGCAATCCAAATTTAAAACGGGTACATAATCGGGTATCTGAGTTTGAGGCGGGTACCTATGAAACTAAACGCGCGACAGGTCGAGACGGCAAAGCCTGCGGAGAAAGACTACAAGCTGCCGGACGGTAACGGGCTTATTCTGCTGGTGAAAACCAGCGGGGCGAAATACTGGCGTTATCGCTATACCTTCGCCGGTAAAGAAAAGATGCTGGCGCTCGGTGTGTACCCGGCTGTTTCGCTGGCGGCCGCTCGGGAAAAGCGAGATGAGGCCCGGCGTAACGTTGCGGCAGGTGTTGATCCAGTAAAAGCCAAAAGCCATGTTGCAGCTGCGGCAGCAAAGACGATCACGTTTAAAGAGATTGCCACAGAATGGCACGAATTCAAGAAGCCGCGCTGGTCGCCTGGGTAACCGCTTCATCCGGCCAGGTGCTGGCCGCCACGCGCAACGGCGCGAGCACCAGCGCGGGCTGTGTCTCTGCGCCCGCCATAAATAGATCTTCCAGAGTGGTGAGCGTCGCCACGGTTTTACCCATGCCCATGCCGGCCCATACGTTGCAGCGCAGAATGTCGATTTCGTGGTTGATAATTAGATCTTGATAGGGGCGTGGCTGAAAAGCTTTTGTCATAATGCCTTTCCACTTTAAAAGGACGTAGCTAAATGAAACTAATTACTCAAAATCTAACGCCAGACGACTTCTTCGCTAATGGCGGTACCATCGAATATGAAGTCGACGCGAATGAGGTTGATGAAACCAATCCTAAATTTTATGAGTTGCCAACAATAAAGCCGAAATTGCATACAGGATTTGAATTGCCTCCATCCACCGTAATTCATGAGCCAAATACAGCACGCTTGATTACAGCTGCCGGAAATAACTGGACTCGCTTTATTGCTAAAGTTTATCGAAAGAATGGGAAAATTATTTATACCCAAATAACTCAAGATCTATATCGAGCTGTTTGTACAATTTAAATAATCCCCTCCAGATTTTTGCTATCCAGCACCACCACGGTAAAACCCAGCGCGCGCAGCCGTTCGTGCTCGCGCAGTTGGTCGGGGCGTGGTGGTTTGCCGGGTGCTTTGCATTCAACAAAGACGAGACGGCCGCCGGGTAGCAGAACAATGCGATCCGGTACCGAGCGGCGACCAGGTGACACGAACTTAAAGGCAACCCCTCCAGCCTTTTTCACTTCGGCGACGAGGTGCTTTTCGATAAGGCTTTCACGTTCGTAGACCATCATTTCCCACCTTTGACGAAAATTACCCAGTGGGTCTTGTCAGCTTTGCCAGTGCGCTGCCAGATGATCGGCTTCTCGTCGGTTAGTGCCAGAACATTGCTTACCGGTATTTGCGTTTCGTTCCATTTGAAGATCAGTACACCGTGTGGCCGCAATACCCTGAACGCTTCAGCGAAACCGGCGCGCAAATCATCGCGCCATGTCTCTTTGTTGAGCCGCCCGTACTTTTTACCCATCCACGCGTTATCACCGACACGCTCGAGGTGAGGCGGATCGAACACGACGACAGGGAAAGTTTTATCGGCAAAGGGAAGGGCGCGGAAATCAGCAATAAGTTCCGGGTTGATAACCAGCTGGCGGCCGTCGCAAAGCTCATGCTGCTCAGCGCGGATATCACTAAATACCGCGCGCTTGTCCTGCTTGTCGAACCAGAACATGCGAGAGCCGCAGCACATGTCAAGAATGGTCTGCTCATACGCCATCGTCCACCGCCTTACGTTTTTCGCGCATGTTCTGCATCAGGCAAAAATCAGCCCGGCGTTCGCTCCAGTCCTGATTAAGTTCGTTACGTGATTCGCGGTTGGCTTTGGACCAGACTTTCGCCGCCCGGTCATATTCACCGGACTGCTCAAGGCGTAAAGCCTCCCGCGCAGTCCGGTAATAAAGCGGACTGTCCCGATATTTAAATGACATAGGGGTTACCTCAGGATGAGAACGCGTCGGTGTCAGGCTGCAACTGGATCATATCGTCGATAGGCATCATGGTGATTGGCCTGTCGCTCAGTGCGCCCAGGGTGAGCTTCGCAAAAAGCCGCTTTTGCTCTTTGGTCAAAAAGACCTGTTTTGTGCCACCGTTCACCAGCACGATGATGGCGAAATTCTGAATATTGCCCTGAGTCATTGCTGTTGGTCCTCCATCTTTTCGATCGGGCGGATGCTGCTCAGCACCAGACGAGTACGGACACCGACGGCACCACCGCGGCGGCCTGTAACTTTGTAGTAATACTCTTTGGGGCCACCCACCCACGTTGTCGGGTTTTGATGCAATTGCACCTGCTTTTCACCGGTGCGGGTAATAACCGTTCCGGTATGCGTTTTTATTACAGCCATAGCGATTAATCCTTACGGTAGTGGTATGCCTCAAAGCCACCAGCGTTCAGCGGGATATCGGGCGCCCATACGGGGTTAGTGGAGAGCAGCGCGGAGAGCGCCTTGTCGTTGAAATCGTCAGTGTCCGGCGCTTCGGTGATCACTTCATCGTGTACAGTCAGCACAATGCTGTAACCGGCATCCTCGATCAGCGGCATGTTTCCGGCCAGAACGTCACGGGCAGCCGCCTGGGTGACGTTTTCCACCAGCTTTCCGCCGTAGGTTTTGAGCCGCTGCCATTTGCGCGAGTAGGAGTTAACGCCCTGATAGGTGATATTCCCCTTCTCGATGGACGGGGATGGGTAGCAGAGTGCGCGCCCGGACGGCAGCTGGATGCGCAGCCATGCACCATCGCGGCGGACTTTCAGATAGCCGCAGTACAGCGTTTTTTGCGGTGTGGCGATGGCGGTGCGGACGGTGCGCTCAAGTTCATACCAGAAATCGCAGGTCGCGGGATGCGCCCGGCGCCACAGGCGCTTGAGCGAGTCACATGCGATGAATACACGCTCGGACAGGCCAAAGGTCGACTTACGTTTAACCGATTCGTCGTACCAGCTTTTTGCCTCGCGGATTACATCGCGGGGGATATTAGGCAGCGCGGCGTTCGCCAGCTCGTCAAGGTCGAGGCCGTAAACCAGGGCGAAGGTAAGAAACGCCGCAACGCCACCACCAAAGCCGAGGCCCAGCTCCATCACCTTGCCGATCTGACGCTGGTATTTATCGACATCGTCCGGTGAGATATTGAATGCGCGGGCGTAGGCCAGTTTATACAGGTCTGGCCCGGTCCCCTCGTCGTACTCACGAAACGCGTCCAGCTTCCACTGCTCGCCGGCAAGCCAGGCCAGTTTTCGCCCTTCGATGTTCGACAGGTCGCTAACCACCAGCTTTTTGCCTTCTGGTGCCATGATGCAGCCGCGCAGCGCTGAGCTGGTCAGCTCCATGATGTTATCGAACAGCAGATCGGCGCATCCGGCTTTCAGCGCCTCGATGCCCTCATCTATCTGGTCCTGCTCAAGAGAAGGGCGGGGCAGGTTCTGAGGCTGGAATAATCGTCCGGCCCAGCGCCCCGTTCGCGATGCGCCGCAGAACTGCAGCGTACCGCGCAGACGCCCGTCACTGCTAACACCCTTCATCAGCGATTTGTACTTACTGGTGCTGGTGGTGCTGGCCTGCAGTCGGATAGCCAGCAGTTCTTTCACCGCCGACGGCAAATCAGGATCCGCCATACGGCGCTCCAGCGTGCTGCGCTGGATGTCCGGCAGCTCCACCCCGTACGATTCAACAATGTGCTTAATCAGCGCATCGCGCTGCGTGGCCGCCTGCACTTCGCCGTCGGTCATTACCTGCGTGCGTTTCGCCAGGCGTTTTGCTCCTGGTCTACTGCCTCGATCGCTGCCTGCGCCAGCTGCACATCCATGCAGACGCCGCGGTCATTGATCTGCTGGTCGCGATGCCAGAGCGCCAGCTCTGTGCCCTTATAATTCCACTTCGGCAGACGCTTATGCACTTCGCGCATAGCCTCGATAACCAGCCCGGCGTAAGCAACAAAGCGCCGCCATTCTTCCGGGTGGGTTTTGCTGGTGGCCCGGCGCAGTTTGCTGTTCTTTGGCCGGGGCTTACAGAACAGCTGGATCAGCGCCTTACCTTCTTTGTCCTTCGCCTTGTCCTGCGGGACGCCCAGCACTTCGCAGAGTGCGCCCAGCGCGCCGGGGAGGCCATGCGCAAGCGCCTGCACCATCGTGTCGCGCCAGCGTGTTACATCAGGAGCAAGCCGCGGTATTGCATGGCGCAGCACCGTGCGGTCGAAATGGGAATTATGGAAATAAAGCAGGGTGTCGGGGTCGGCGATAGCCTTCTGAAGCCTGCCGAGGATAGGTTCGCCATCTGTCAGATCCCAGACGCTAACCGGTTCGTCGCCGATGGCCCAGGCAAACAGCATCACCTCGACACCTTCCGCATAAGCGTGCGTGCCGTTCGTGATGGGTATCTCGCAGTAGGTTTCCAGGTCGCCCCAGAGAATGGTTTCAGACATAGTTCAACCTTTTGAACGGTAGGAAGAAAGTCTCTTGTTCTGCTCGATCAGTTTTCCTATCATTGCAACAATGAATCTCTCTTTTTCTTTTTCAATCATGGTTTCAATAAGTTGATGGAGTTCTATTTCGGGGTGAAATGAATTATTCAACTTATCCTCAATAACAGACAGAAATGGAGTTAAATTACTCATGGCAATGGTTTCCTTAGTTAATATCCCGTGTCCTCACTGTAACCGTGAGAATGCAGTGTTAGAGGTAGAGGGAGAGACATATCAATCCTTAAAGGGTACGCATGCACTTATGGCGATTTGTCGGAGTTGCTCAGGAGGCGTCATTGCAGAAGTACATCCGAATGCACAGGTTGCAAGAAATAATGGCTTTCTGAACTATTCAAAGAGTTATCAAAGAGACATGCTTTTGGACTGTCGGCCTTATTACAGTAGCGAATTCGGGCGTGTTCAATGTACATACCCGGTTGCAGCCTCGTTTCAAGCGCCTGATGCTACCCCCGACAGGGTGGGAAAGTTTTTTGTTGAAGCAAAAGAAAATTATTCTCGGGGAAACTACGAAACCTGTGGGGCTCTGTGTAGAAAAGTGATTGATTTGGCTACTAAGCAAATGGCAATTGCTGAGGATATCTCTGCTTGGAAACTGCAAAAGCGCATGGAGCAACTTAAAGCTAAAGGAGCTATAACCCAAGAAATGTTTGATTGGGCTGATATAGTCAGATTAGATGGCAACGAGCAGACCCATTCAGAGGACGAATTTGATTCTCATAGCGCCAAAGCGGTGATGGATTTTACAGAAACTTTTCTTCTATATGCATTCACATTACCTGCAATGGTTCAGGCAAAAAGAGCAGAATCTGAAGATTAATAGTGTTAAATAGACGCTCGGCCATGCGCCGGGCAGTACGGATTAGATCAGTTCCCCAGCGTCAGCACCTTCGCTGATGTCGTCGAAGTCGTCCGGTGCGGCAACACCTTCGCCAGCGAACGCGTCACCATCACGCAGGAACTGGACGCCACCCAGCGATGCGTTAACGCGTTTGCCGAAGTTGTTGTCCTGCGCCCAGATATCGATTACCGCGTTGACGTAGCAACCAGCATAAGGACGCCCATCAGCCTGGATGAGTGGCGAACGGTCGCGGTCAATGACCGCCGGGCGCGCTTTGTTGGCAGCGTTCAGGAAGAAGTTGCCCGGGAAGCCTTCGTATTCGGCTTTCTCATCACCGTCATGCAGGCAGAGATTGAGCTTTTTCTCCAGCTGGCCGTAAATGGTTTCCCACTTCTCGCCCCATTTTTCCTTCGCTACCTGTTTCAGCGCTTTGCGGACTTCTTCCAGTTGTGGATGTTTCGGATCCATCAGGAAAACAGCAGAGAAGCGCGGGTCGCCTTCGCCGTTCACGGTTTTTGCTTCGAAAAGAGCAGGGAAGGCCAGGCGGACGTTGTTCAGTTTAATTTTCATGGGTATTTCCTTAATCAGATGAGGTCAGCGGCGAGCGCGTCGTCGGACACGTCGTCGAAATCGTTAACAGGGTTGATATTGAGCGCCGGGCGCGGGTCGGATTCGGGGGCGACGGTGGGCTTACCGTCAGCGCGGGTGATCAGCGCTTCGACTTTCGTCCAGCGGCGAGGGCTATCGACCTTAAGCAGATCTTCAGCCTGTGAGGGAGTGATCACCTTCTGGCTATACATTTGTTCTTGCTTAAGTCTGAACGATTTAAGCAATTCTTCGGCTGCTGACTCATCGCTCCATCCGTCGTCTCCTTGAGGAGCACTAACGAGTTTGAAACCCGGTACCGATCCTCTTAAAAGTGAAACATGCCTGCGCTTGATCTGATTCTGTAAAAATACCACTGCATATACATACAGCCAATAAGTGATCAAAGGTGCGTTTATGCCTCGTCAACCGGATATTCGTGCTGCTTTTATTGCGGCTTTACAGCAAAACCCTAAGGGCTATCTCTGCCTGCATACAGACAAATTCATAGCTGAGCTGCAGGAGAGGTACTGGCATTTCAGCCAGGCGGATGCCAATTCATGGATCGAGCGATACCAGCCTGACTTTGCCGATAAGACAACAAACGGAAGCGAGAACCGATACTGGATCCTTCGTAACATGGGGAGGGTTTTCTAATGGGATTTCCATCGCCAGCCACGGATTATCAGGAGCAAAGGATAACCATCGATCTGGTATGCGGGATTGATGGAAACTGCCGGGTGATAGAAACGTCATGTGGTTGGGCCGTGATTAACGTCAGTCTGAAGCCAGAAAGAGGGGATACGTTGCTGGTTAGCATGGACGGTAGAAACCAGTTTGTGAAGCTAATGGGCCAGGCACTGATCACTCAAGATGGTGAAGCGATAGAAGGGGAAGCTCTGAATGATGTAATGGTTTACGGCGTTCTTACACATACGCTGGACCGAGTTAGCGATGATAGAGGTGTCATTTGATAGACGTTTGTTTTACTGAGAAAACACCTGTCATGCTTATACTGTCAACCAACTTGTTTTGTTCCTCAATCGGGAGCGAAATCAAAACGGGTATCAATTCGGGTATCTATCTCATTTGTAAAAATAAAACACAGCAAATACATGTGGTTATTTGCTGTGTTTTACTCCTATTATCGCACCATCTCAACTTCCCCAAACGTCCGTATTCATCCATAAACACCTTGCTTTATAACGATTTTATTTCTTTTTAGTCCGTCGCTGACCGTAACCATCCAGTAGAATCCGATACGGAATGTGTATATGTTCCTGTTCGGTTTGCGCCGTCCGTGGTTAAACAACAAACAGATCTTCGTCATCATTTGCGTTCGGATGGGGCGCTAATGTGGGCAGTCTGTTATCTTCCGCAAGCAGTGTGCTTTCTTCTCTGCGTACAGAACCTGTTGCTTACAGCCACACAACTGGCCATTACCTGCTATATTCGTGTCTTTGCCAGGCTTCTGGAATGAGCGATAATGTAGCACATAACGGCAGCGTAAAAGGGGCAACATGCTTCATCACAGCCAGGCAATGTCACTGGATGACATCTACCTTGAGGACATTCCTCACATTATTCACCCGGATACGGCGGCAGGAGACCTCGCAGATACTGCAAGGCCTAACCGCATCATTCAGGACTGGAATTTGCCACAGGGCTACACCCGGTTTGTCAGCCGGTATCAACTGTACCACTGGCAACATCCCTGGATGGCATACCGTGACACGCTCGACGACATCAAATCCGGTAAGCTCGTTCTGCTGAAAAAAGACATCACCGGCAATGCGATTTCGGGCGTGCTGACGACATCCGGTGACCTTCGCAATGACCTGCCTCTGTTCCTTCAAACTCGACTCCGACACATCCTGTCCCGGCAACTGAAACGCCCGAGATATCAGATCCGCCATGCGGCACCGGTGCAACATGCCCAGGCCGCAAAAACCATCAACAGCAAAACTGCCGGTCGGTTGCTGGCCGCGGGCGGGATCTATAATGGCAATATCGAGGGATTCCGTCAGACCGCGCAGCAGCTCGGTGGTGATGCACCGGCGGGTTACGATCAGGTAATGGATAATAAAGGGCTGATTATCGCTGGTGCTTCTGTTGCTGCGGGCCTTGGCCTGGGCAGACTGGGAACGGCGAGTGAGCTTAGCAATCTTCATGTTCTGGGAAAAGTCGAGGGTGAATACTCGATGATAAAACCCGGACCACTACCTAAAGAGCTGGCCGAAACTTTCTCCAGTGGTACATATAAAGAGATCACACTATCAACAGACACGAGCTTCTACAGAGGTGGTATTGAGGGCCGACCATTAGGTCAGTTTTTCGGATATGAACAACCTCAGGGAGTGCTTCAGACCAGAATAGATAAGGCTCTGCTCCCCAAATGGCCTAACGGAAGTGAATCCCCTCTTGATAGCTATCACAAGATACAAATACCCGCAGGAACGAAAGTATATGTTGGAGAAGTTGGCTATCAAACAGACCTTTTTTCCGGTGGCTCTGAGCAAGTTGTGATACCTACCCCGTGGAAAATACCTGGCGTTAAGATACTTGGAAGTGGTGGTTTGAAATGA